CATTGACAAACTCCACCTCGCCAGCTTTGAAAAACGGCTGTAGTCCTTTGATGAACGAATCCTTACCCCTCGGAGGGACAAGGCGCCGTAAGGGCAAAAGTTGTCGCCTTTGCAAAGCACGATGCCGCAACGGTTGCATGATAAATTCTTCAAGACCCGTTGCCTCCACTCCGAGCTCGACCGGCGTCCACTGGTCGTCGGTTGCGAGCATGTCATCCACGATCTGGTCGGGCAGCCACAGTTGCGCGTCGCCCTCCCACACCACCAACCTGTTGCGTACCCACGAGAACACGGCCTTGCCCGTCATGGCGGACTTCTGACCCGTGGTGCGCGCCGGATCGTAAGCCGCATACACGGCCTCCCAGCTCCGCACATGCGCGACCGTCTTGGCCTGGCCATCCACGAACAGGCGACTGCCAGGATCTTCCGCCTCGCACATGTACTCGCAGTTGAAGTCGTGCAAAAGGCCCTGCCTCTCGTACTCGGCGCGCTTGGCGGCGATGTCCTGCAACGGAAATTTCTCGGGCCACAGCGGCACCCACTTGCCCGGCGGCAGGTCGTAGCGCTCGACGCCGCTTTCCTCCTGCCCCATGATGGGAAACCGCAGATGACGCCACGCCGCGTCCTTGGAAATCTTCACGATCACGGCATCCTGGTCAAGCCTGTTCCCCAGGAACCGGCCACGGCTGACCTTCGCAAGCGCCGGCAAAAACGTGCGGTAGAGCCAGTGCATGGTCTGCTCGCGCGCCTCGGGCGTGCGCACGGTTTCCTCGTCCTCAAGATCGTCGATCAGCCAGAAGTCCGGCCGCGAGTCGAGGTACTTCATGCCGCGCATGGACATGCCGGCGCCGAGCGCGGATATGCACGTGCCGTTGTTCAGGACGATGCGCCGCTCCCCCCAGGTCGGCCCTTCGAGGCTGCCAAACAACTGGTTTATGTAGGGGTTTACGGTAAACTCGTTCTTGATCGACGTGAGTTTTTCTCGCGCCCGCTCGTAACTGGCGCCGATCACCACGGCGTTGTGGAAGTCGCGATAGAGCGCGCCGATCACGATGGCTTCCTCGGCCAGCGTGGACTTGGCGCTGTCGCGGAAACCCTCGATGACCACCTGCGGGTGCTTGCCGTGCAGGCTGTCGATGATGTGGTAGTGGAATGGCGGGGTGGCGAGCGGATGGCGATGGCCGAACAGGACGTGGTGGGCAAGCCGGCGGTTGCTGCCCAGCTCCAGGATGGTTTTGTTTTCGGGAGAGAGGGGTTCGGTCATCGATTTGTTTTTACCGAAGGGTCGTAATCTTCAAATTTCGTTTTACGCCACAGATGCCGATTCGTCCACCGCTGCACCCAACGCAGACGCTGCGCCGTCCAGTCGTGCATGACACGCGGTTCTTTTTTCAACGCGTTCAACTTGATGTAAGGCTGCGCATAAGGCTCGCCACCCCACCCGATCACGCGCCGAATGCGGTCCATGCAGACCTCGAACGGCTCGTGGCCAATCATCGTGTAAACCTGCTTTTTGCGCGGGGACACGTTCTTGAGCATGCGAAACACGCGCTCGACATTCTGTCCTTCGGTTTTTTCGTCGTAGCCAAAACGCCATGGCCCCTTAAGTACCGGCTTCCACCGTGCAAAAACCTCGTCGTCAAACGTCGCCGGCTCAAACCCCGAGTTAGCATCGAGCAGCGGCACACCGGCTTTGACGTAGCGATCGACAACGTGCTGCTGGTAATCAGCTGGCAGCGCCGACAAGTTGTCATCGCATAGAACGGGCCTCACAGGAAAATCAGGAAGCAGCGTAAACTGCTTGCCATCCATTTTTGGCACGATGCAAAACCAGCATCCAACCGGGCAGCCGTAACTAGCCCGCGTTGCGAGCGGGTGGTGTCGCCGCAAAGTGTCGGGACGCTGGCCACCGATTTCAATGCCGAGGCCGTCAAAAAATTTCTTCTGTGTAAACGTGCCCGGCCCGCCGATACGAACCTCGTGCCCTACTTTCAAACAGCGTTCTGCCATGTCACGTGCTTCACCGCAGCGCCACGTGAAAGCCACCGAGATGCAAACCGTGTTGCCCTCGTACCACCACGCAAGACCCTTGATCCAGCTTGCGCGATCGTCACCCATAGTTCCCCTTTATCTGCTGGTGGTAGTACCTGCCCAGCTCCAGGATGGTTTTGTTTTCGGGGGAGAGGGGTTCGGTCAAAGTTGCAGCCTCGCCACAGTTCCGATGTAGGCGCTGTACGCGGGCGGGATGGCTTGTGAAAGCGTCTGACCATCCATCCAGTCGATCCCCATGGCGCTGCGCCTCGCGTGCGTCGGGTAATCTTGTGCATTCACGTTACGCCGCCGATCACGACCGTGGCCGCCATACACGCCAATAACTCTAGGCTTTTTATGCCTGCATGCAGGCTGCGGGATTTCAAAATTACTTTCAAACTTTCGGTGCCTGCGCAATTCTGCATCTTCCCAGCCTAAGCTAAACATACTACCGCAAAGCGTAACAGGGTCCAACAATGGCGCGCCAACCACATTTTCTATTACATACATGCACCCGCAATTACGCAAAAGCTCCCGTGTTTGCGGTATCAAGTCCTCATGGTGCTTTGCATTCCACGCCGTTCGCAGTGACGTATGCGCCTGGCAAGGAGGCGACGCCCACACCAGCACCGCAAACTTCTTCAGGTCGAACGGCGGGCGCAACGCGTCGCCTTGCACGAACGGAAACGGGTATCGCGGCTGCTTCTTGCGATCAACGCCGATCACATCGAAACCTGCGTAATACAAGCCCACGGACGCACCGCCAGCGCCGCAGAACAGGTCGATCGCAAGCGGCCTCACCCGTAGTTCCCCTTGATCTGCTGGTGGTAGTACCTACCCGGCGAGGGCGCGGAGATCAGGCCGTCGAATATCTCGGAGGGCACGTTCTGGAACGTGTAGGTCTGGCCCGACGTGAAGGACACGTCAAGGGTCTGCGTCTCGTCGTCGTAGCCGGCCGACGAGATTGCGGAGCTGGAAAGGGGAACTTCACGCCTGGCCATGGATTTGATCCGGGTTGTGGATGAACAGGCGGCCGTGCTCGTCCTCGACCACGCAGCGCCATTGGCCGGAAAGCTTCTCGAAGACGCTGACTAGGTGGCCGATGTAGTAGTAATCGTTGGCGACCACTCGCACGTTCGGCTTGCGCCGCGCGATGTCGCGAAGCTTGTCAATCTCCATGGACATCCTCCATCGGGTAATTGTCGGGCTCGCCCATGGGGTCGTCAACGGGATCGTCATCCGGTTGCGGGTCGATGAAGGCCGGCGGGCGCGGGACTGAAACTCCCGCCGACCACTGGTTTTTCCACAGCACGTACAAGATGAACCTTTGAAAAGTGTCAAGCATGCCGTGCATGTTGCTTGCCTGAAGGCAGCGCCGGCACAGCCAGACGATCTCCGGGGCCTTGGTGTCGCGCACCAGAGGCCGTCCACGCTCGCGGCAAACGGGGCATACAGGCGTTTTGTGGCCCTGGGCCTGCTCCTGGTGCTCCCGAGCCCAATAAGCCTCTGAGCAGCGCTTACACGTCGATGTCAGCCATCCGGAGGCGCCACGGGCGAAATTCTTGTCGGTGTTCTCGAAAGTCTTGTGGCATTTCACACAAGCTTTCAATGGCTTATTGCGTAAACGTGTGTAGTCGCGCCACACCTTGAGGTGCTCGACTCGCTGGGCGTGTGTGGCATGCGGGGGCAGGCGTTTCATGGTGATTGTTTTATATCAGGCTAATGGACCTGTCAAATAAAAATTTCACGGTAAAAAATTCGGGGCTCAGGTTTTGAGTGTAGTGATAAAATTCACTGCGCAGTACAATCGCCAATTCAAATACCTGAGTTTTTGAAATTTTATTTCAAACAAGCCGCCCGCGATCGATTGTTTTGAAATATAATTTCAAAGATTGATTATTTTGCCGGCGCTGGGACCAGTCTATTGGCCCTATAAGTGCGAGACCAGGTTTAGTCAGCTTTAGATCAAAATCATAGATCAAAATCAAAAATTCTTCAATGATTTCAAGCTATTATTATTATATTATTATATTATCTAAACTTAACTACTTACTATAACCTACTACACAACATACACATGAAGTTTATAGAGTTTTGAAAGGATAGTAATCGGGAACTCTATATACATTCTCCGTGTGTTGTTTGGTACCTTATAGCACCTAGTTAGATTTAGATCACATAGAAGCAATTCAAAAAACTGGCCAGCCGCGGGCATCTTTTGAATAGCTGATCTAAACTTTTGATCTAAAGTAGTCTAAACCCGGTCTCGCACTTATAAGCCGCAAACTCTACATACCGTTTGAAATAAAATTTCAAAGCAATCAAAAACCTGCGACAACATGCCGCACACGAAATCAAACATTTTGATTGCATTCAAGCCACACTTTGATTAGTTTGAATGTGCTGGCTGACCTGGCCAGCGCGCTTTGAAAACTACAGCGAAGGGGAAAATCAAAATGGCCGATGTTGACCCGTACACAATCAAACATCTCGACGCGTGGCTTGAAAAAGAAATCAATGGCGACGCCAAGCGCGCCGCAGTCCGCGAGGCAATGCTGGCGTTCATCGCCGACGACCCTGAATATTGGGGCTCGCAAGCTTGGTGGCTTGTATTCGACCGCGCGCAGTGCAATTTGATTGTTCATAGGTTTGATGAAACCGGATCAAGCCGCTAAACTCGCAGCTCCTGGCCATGCCTGCGAGCGTGGCCAGTGGCGGCAAGTCGAGCCGGTAACGAGAGAAGGGGAAAACTATGGCAAAGCCTGACACAACTAACTCGACACGTTGTGCTGTTATCGACCTAGGCGAGCCTGGCCGGGCGCGGGCCATCGCGGAGTGTGCAAAACGCCATTCGGCTGAAAACCACTCTTGACACCTTCCACACATTCAAACTAAACTGGCACCGTTCAAGCAGAGAAGGGGAAACACCATGAAGCTTGGAACTGAAAAGCATCGCGAGGCTATGCGTACCGATGACGCCTGGTCGCGCGAGCTGGTCAAGGCGTTTGGTGGGCAGGCTGG